AAATAGCTACAACAATGACATCATTGTTTGTTTCCATAAGCTTACGAATACGATCACGTTCCTCAATTTCTACTTCTCCTCGTACAAAAAAGACTTGTTTATTAGGTGCTTCTTGTTTAATGTGATTATACAACAGCTCACCGTGTTCAATATAATCAACCATAACAAGAGCATTATTAGGAAGTTTAGTGCTTAACTTAGTTATTATTTTATTTCTAAAATTACTTACAATAAGTCGTTGAAGTTCTTTACGGTAAGTAATTTTTTTATTATCTTTGTGTAATAAATTAAGAATTGTTATCTGTACATTACTAACATAGCTATCCTGTCTTAAATCATGACTATTCTTTTCATATATAACAGGGCCTATCTTACCAATAATATTCCATTGATCAAGTACATCCTCAGGCATTGTACCAGTAAATCCAAAACGGTAAGGTGTTGTAACAATTTTAAAAATATCATTAACTTTATTGCCTTTTCTTACTTTATGTACTTCATCCACAATTAGCACATCAATGTCAGCAAGCCAAGATATATCACTATTTTTACTTTGTAAAATACCAAGATTAGCTACAATTACTTCCGAGTTTAAATTTATATCATCGTCACCTGTCCACTTTGAAACACTAAATGGAACACCATAATCTTTAAAATCTTGTGTAGTCTGCTCCACTAGTCCTCTATCTGGAACAACAAAGAGAGCCCTAAAGCTCCCTTTGTTAAACTGTGATTTATACAGGTTATATGCTTTAGTTAAAAGTGTTGCCGAGGTAAGAGTTTTACCACCGGCTGTAGCTAAAATAATAGTACCTCTACCTAGGCCTAGACACTTTTTAACAATATCCTCCTGATAATCTCTTAGAGGTAAATTTAATTTTGGTAACTCGTAATCAAAGTCTAATTGCTGTTGCCAGGTATGACGAGCAGGGTAAACAATATCTTGAAGTTCCTTACTACTAGTTACTTCTCCAACGTATTGACAGCTACGAATGTAGTCTTTTATAGCAAAATATAGACATGGCTCAAAACGACCAGTAGGAGTAATTGCATATGTTCTAGGTGGCATGAACCTACCATACCTACGCATAAACACAGCTGCTTCATTTTTAACAGAAAAGTGCTCACGTATGTCAGAAAGCATGTCTCCTGACAAAATACCAACTTTCTTCTTACTGTCATACGTAAACTCAATCATCTTAGGTCATTTCGAGTTTCATAATCTCGATAAGGTTTTTAATATCGAAGGTAGTACTACTAAGAGTTTTTTCAGATTTTTCAAGTAACTCAATAATTAACTCTGTTTCTTGTATCTTTGTAGTAAATTCCTGAATTCTACTATGTCTATCAGCTGTTGAAGAAATAACAGGCTGGGTAAGCTTAACAGGGCTTGTATTATTAATTTCTGACATAATGTCATTTTTAACTGTTTCCCTTTGCTTCTTAAGAGAATTAACGTTCATACGCATTCTTATCAATCTACCAGCCCATTTATGTTTAATTGCAGGTAAGCGTAACTGATAGTCCTTAAGATTCAATTCATTAATCTTTAAGTCCTCTTCAAGCTCTTTAATGATTTCTTCTAACATTAAGCTTAAGTATATATTACAGTAACTAAAAATCAATGAGTAATTTTAACAAACTATTTGATGTAATTATGGAGGATTTAACGAATTCTGCAGCAACAGCATTTACCTCACCTAGTATACCACCAGCAGGCAGTACAGGTGGTCACTTTCCAGGGAGTGGTGATCCGGCTGTAGGTGGTTATAATGGCGGTGATGCACGCTGGGCCTTTGGAAAAGAGAACTTTAAAATAGCTAAACCATCAAAACCAGGTAAGAAAGATAAGAAGCCAAAGGTACCTAAAATTAAAATGCAACGTAGAAATTTGGCTCCATCAATGTAAGTTACTAGATGGAATTAGGTCACTGGCAGTTAAATGAAGGTATCACCGTTTCCGGTGAGTTTTTTGGTTTTATCTATGAAATAACCAATTCTATTAATAATAAGAAGTACATTGGTAAGAAACAATGTCAAAGTAGACTCAAGCGCAAACCACTTAAAGGTAAGAGGCGAAACAGAATTGATTACGTTGATTCAGATTGGCGTGAGTATACCAGTTCATCCAATGAACTTAATGAGGATATTATAAAATACGGTAAAGATAAGTTTATTTTTAAAATTATAAAAATTTGTAATTCAAAATGGGCCCTAGCGTATTATGAAATAAAGGAACAAATTCAACAGGATGTCTTAATGCGCGAGGATTATTATAATGGCATTATAAATGTACGAATTGGCCGAATTCCAAAGGGAGAGTTGCAGTCTTTTAAAAATCAAGTATAATCTGGATATGATCCAGGAGATAGCACCAATTCAGTATAATTTTAAAATTATTGACTTTTCTTCTGTAAGTAAAGAAATTTCAAGATTAATGTTAGCTGACATGGAAAAATACGGTTTTTTAGAGAATCCAAAATTTTCTAAGGATATTAAACGCCTGCTATTACATCATACAATTCATAGTATTTGTAATTTTTTTCTTAAAAATAAAAAAGGTACACCTGTTATTCTATATTTTGAGATTCTTGGATATTTTACTAAATTTCATGCTTTTTACGGTGAAAGTGAAGTTAATAGGTATTTGCATAACATTATGTTGAAACTTAAAAAAATATTACCGGTACGCATTTATATTGGAAGTATACCATTTGAAGAGTTAAAACAAGCAGTTGATAAAAACACAGGAGAAGGTATAGATTTTCTTAAAACTATAGAAATTCACCTTACACGATATGACTTTAGTAAATATACATTTAGTCGTATCAAACAATATGTAGCACGTTATAAATTAACTTTTTTAAGTAAAGATTACTTTAACCAATTAAAAACAAAAAACCTTCTATTTACATAAATAATTGTGTGAAATTCACTGATCGTATTGATAATTACCTTACCCTTTTAAGCGAGCAAGACCCGGGAACTCCTGAAGCACCTGCTGCAGACGCTACAACACCTGATCCAAATGCAGCTCCTGCTGCAACCGGAGAACAACAACCAGCAGATATAGCTCCTGCGGGTTACGTAGATCTTGTAAAATTACTTGTAAAAGCAACTGCAATGAATTTTCCAGAAGGTGACCTTGATCAATTGTATCAAACAGTCGTTACTAAAGAAAACGCTTTTACCGTTCGTGATGCTGTAAAAGATGCATTAACAATGTATGAAGGTGATAATATGATGAGATTAGATAATCCTAATTATAAATCATTTTTAGATTCAATTAATACAAATAACCTTTATCTTAAACTTAATAAGATTAAATCAATTATTAACAGTAGAGCTTAAAAATATGTACAAAAGCTTAAAAGACGTTTACGTAAAAGAATCATTTGCACGCCCGGTGCCGCCACCTTATATGCGTTATATAATTAACGAAAGCGGTGAGGGTATAATTTATCCTTTTGAAGTAACAAGTGTTAGAACAGGTAAGGATTTAATTGAGCTTTTTGATGATGCTGCTAAAACATTAGGAATTAAACATATTGATTTTAATAATGCTTTGCAAAAAGAAGTTACTGTTTTATATACACATGATCATGCAGTAACAAAACGACTTAGTGCTTGGTTACATGAACTCGATAATCCTAATAGTGAAATGATTTCTTTAGCTAATGGCAGAAAAATACGTGCTATTGGGTTTGAAAATTATAATAATATTTTTGACAAATTACCGCTTAGTACGACTGTAAAAGATGGTAATGACGTACAGGTGAGACGTGCAATAGCTGGTGCTGTATTTTTACACGCTGCAATTTTAATGGGTAAAATTCTTAAAGAAAGAATGCACGAAGAGATTGGTCATACAGGTGGTCATGCAGGTGTTGTAATTAAAGATTTAAAATTTAAAGATAGAAAAGTTAAATTACCTGTTAAATTTGATATTGAATTCAACAAAACAAAAGAACAAGATAATAATGATCTAAACGGTGCCAGTGCATTTAGTTCACAAGATAATAATTATAGTAATCCAAATGATAGCAAAACAAATTTTGCTATTGCACCTTATGGTTCTAATGGTGGTATAGCGAGTCCAGATAGCGCTGCTTTTGACAGAACAATTTAATAATGAAATTCAACAGCTACGCTCAATTAATTCTTGATGCTATTGAATTAAATAGACTTAAGAGTTCTTTGTTTGAAAGTGTAGTTAGAGATTCAAATAAAGGTTATTTTCTTTTAGAAGGCGGTCAAGCTGCTGAAAATCTTACCGGTGATTTAATTGCCGCAACAGGTAATGATAAACTTCATTATACAAGAGCAACACCTACTCCAGAAGTTGTAAAAGAAGTTCAAGAGTTATTATCTTTATTACGTAAAAAAAATTATGTTGATTCAAGAGAGTCTTCTTTTTATCTTGGATCAAGTCGTCTGTTTGCAATTAAAGCCGGTATCAAACCGCCTACACCAAATGAAATAGAAACTAAAGAAATAATTCAAAAAGCTCTTCAAGCAAAAACAGATTTTGGTGATATTGATTTAGATGTTTATTTAAATGACGGTGTAACAATGCATGACGTCGCAAACTTTTTAACACAAACATTTCCTCAAAAATATGCTGCAGAGGTAGTTGGTGAAGAAATTAACACAGCTGTTGTTTTAGGTAACACAAATAACATAATTCAAATTGATATTGTTAATATTAAAGGCAAAGAAAAATATTTTGGTGTATCTCAATTTGCTAGTATGGCAGATATAGCTGAAGGTATTAAGGGTGCAGTAAGAGATTTAATGATTAGAGCAATTGCTGCATCAACACCTATTACTCCCGTTAAGACTCAAGCATTAGATAATGCTGTTAAAAATACAGAAGAGTATAAAAATTTTGTAGCTAAAAATAATAAACTCGGTCCTGTTACTTACAATATAAGATATACTCTTGGTGGTGAAGGTCTTGCGTATAAAATTACTTGGAAGGCTGGAGATAAAGAAAAAACATATAGTAAGAATGGTGTTAAGTTTGATCAACTTCAACGATTTGTTAGCGGTAAAGAAGTAACGCCCGTAGCGTATGAAGATATTGATACATTAGCTGCTATCTTAGGATTTAAAAATGCTGAAGATATGAAGCATGTTGTTAAAATGTCTGAACTTATTTCAACATTTGATCAAGAGCGTAGACAAAAAATTTGGGATGTACTTGTAAAAAATATAAAAACAAAGCTTCCAAATCCTGCTACAGGTAGAAATCAAGGTCAAATGACAGTACAGGAAGCTAAAAATGCTTTGTCTTATCTTAGGCCATTTTTTGGTAATATCAATACTTCAGAAGAAGAACAGGCCTTTAATGAAAGTGTATTTATTGAAGAAAAAGCCGTTAAGATGGTTTCAATTCCACATATTGATCAAATGACTCCAAAAGATTTTTGCAGTCTTTTTAGTGGTGGTGCTTGGGAGGTATCTGAAAAGTATGACGGTTCGAATGTTTCGTTTGGTCTAACGGATGAAGGGCAAATATTTGTAAAATCTAAAAAAGGCAACCCGGTTACATCTTCAGCTGAGTTTTATCAATTTGCTAAATCATATGATAATGATATTTTTGATGGATTTGGTAGACTATTAGAAACTCTTCAAAAAAGTAATGTAGCTAATTTGTTTAAAACATTTGAACAAAAAGTTGGCGCACCAATACAAATTTTTGGTGAAATGTTTAGCAAAGCACATATGAATGTCATACCATACGCTGCTGATTTAATTGGTAAAGGAGCTGTTGTTGTATTTGGTGTTGTTAAACTAGATACACCAAAAGGTACTGACATTTCAACTACACCAGAAGGATTAGAAATTAAGAAACAAATTATTACTGCTTTAAATGGTAAGGAGGGTTGGAATTTTTATGATAAAGAGCCTCTACAGTTAAAAATTAGTGATGAAGTAAAACAGCAAATTACTAAGACCTGTAGTGCTGAAAATATGGCTGTAATGGCTTCAAGAAAGAGAACGGGTAATGAAGCTGAAGCAAAGTCCAAAGCAGTAGCTGAATTTAAAATTTTACAAACTATGATAAAGAAGTCTCTTCTTGGATCCGTAGGTACTGAGCCTTCTTCATTAGGTGCTGCTGAGATTGAAGGTGCTATTATTCGTAATATACAAACAGGTGCAATTGCTAAGCTAGTTGACTTAGAAGGTTTTGGAAGACGTAGAGCTGAACAATGGGCAGGTGTTGATGCGTTGAAAGATTATCGTAAGTCACTCTTTAATCAGCTTAAAGATGATGTATTAAAGAATGCTGATATATTTGTATTAGATGATAAGCAGGTACAAAAACTTACTGATGCAATGGAAATAAAAGGTGCTAGATTTAGTACTTTAGATGAAATGCTTAATGTACTTTACGGTGATGCTGCTGAAGAGATTGAGTTTAAAGATGCTAATCAAATGGTACATGATCTTACAGCATCGTTACAAAAATATAAAAAAGATATTGAACAAGCTTTATTTAAAATTAATAAGAATGATCAAAAAGCTGTTCAAGATACAACTGCTGCCATTAAAGCTGAAAGATCAAGAATAGATCAATTTATTACTGAACTTAATACAAGATTACAAGGTAATCAAAATCCTTATCTATCCGTTATTAAATTCGTTCTAGGTCCTAAGACAATAGAAGAGTTAACAAATAAGTTTTTAGCCACAATAAAGTAAATTAACGTCTCTTTTTACTTTCAAGAACTCTAACACATTCCAAAAGAACTTTTTCAATATTTTCTTTTGACTCATTACGTACTGTGCGCTTAATTTGATTAACAATACTACTACCGCCATTGTTAATACTATCAATAAAATCTTGAGCTGAACCTTCTTCAATTTCTTCAGCATGTCCTTCAACTTCATCTCTATATTGCTCATAATCTTTATAAGCAAATACAGCGTTTAAATCATCAAATGATTGTGTAATTTTAGCTGCAATCCATGGTGATAATTCTTCTTCATCCTTAACAAGCTCGTGTAACATGGCAGCCATTTTAGCAATTCTAAAACATTGCTGTTTAGCCATATAACCATTTGTTTCATGTGAGTTACGATGATCTTCAATACCTTCATTATCATACCCGCTATGTACTGGTTTATCAGCAAATACCATATCATCTTCTTCACTTGCTTCACATGGACATTTTGGCTTTGTTTGCTTACACTTTAAGCATACTCTCATAGGAGCTTGATTAATAGCACCATTAGATGAAGCGGCCGTTGTATGATCGAGAACTGATCCCGTTTCATCAGATTCTCTATAGACGCGTTGATTATAAATTTCATTGAGGAGGTTAAAGTCCTTGGCAAACATATACAATTATTTAGTCTATATGTGCATAAATAATTGTATGTCATGTCTATTTGAATCACGTTTCATAGAGATCTTAAATGAAAAGAAAGCTCCAAGTTTATCTATTAAGCGTGGAGAAAAATTACCTGTTAATCGTGGAGGTGGCTTAACAGCCAAGGGTAGAGCAAAATATAACCGCGCTACCGGATCACACCTTAAAGCTCCAGTAACTGGTAAGGCTAAAAAAGGATCTAAAGCTTCAAAACGTAGAAAGAGTTTTTGTGCAAGAAGTAGCGCTTGGATTCCAGCTGGAGGTTGTGCTGGTAAGAAGACTCGTGGATGCGCAGCAAGAAGGAGATGGAAATGTTAACGTTTAAACAATTTTTTGTAGAAAAAAAAGTTAAAAGAGATCGCTGTTTAAGTAGAGCTGACTCTGTTTACGGCAAAAAAACATCTGCCTATAAGTCTGGAGCAGTTGTTAAATGCCGTCAGGGTAAAATTTGGAAAAAGAAATGAAATTTAACGACCTCGTACAGATACTTATTGAAGATTTTTCAAAAGAAAAAAAACAAGGTCTTCATGGTTGGTTTTCACGTAATCACGGACACGGTTGGATAGATTGTAAGACTGGTAAACCATGCGGCAGACAGAAAGGTGAAAAGCGTAGAAGCTATCCAGCATGTCGTCCGACTAAGGCAATGTGTAATAGTAGAAAAAATATTAAAAAAAGTTCAAAACGAATTTCTTGGAAGAAAAAATAATATTATGAAAACATTTAAAGAATATGTAAACGGTAGATCAGCTGGTTCACCGAATAGACCTATACTAGGTGTCACAGAGATAATTGACATTGAGGGTATTGGTGAAGTAGAAGCAAAGATTGATAGTGGTAATGAAGCTTATAATGTTCTTCTTGGTTTAGATATAGAACATCACGGTCATGAATGTACATTTACAACTGTAAATGATAAACGTATGACTTTACCCTGTACAGGTAAAGTAGATATTAATATTGGAAGTGGTAATATTGAATCTCGTCCAACAGTAGAGCTTAATTTTACTTTACAAGGTAAACATTATACCGGTATCACATTTAGTCTCGCAGATCGAGCTCAGAATGATCAACCGGTATTAATTGGTGAGCCGTTTGTTAAAAAGATAAACGCTCTTATTGATGTAAAGCAAGGAGACTAACTTTTCATATTACTAATGAAGTTATAAAATTCAGCTCTTGTAGCTCCATCTTTCATAAAGTCACCACTAAGCTTTGAGGTCTTCATCTCACAACCATCATGCTTAATACCTCTTAGACAAGCACATGTATGAGAGGCACTTAACATTACAGCAACACCCTCATTTAATTCACATACTTCATTGATTGCATCATGAATCTGTACAGTTAATCCTTCCTGAATCTGAGGACGACGTGCATAAAACTCTACAATACGGTTAAGTTTTGATAATCCAATAACTCTACCCTCAGCAGACGGTATATATGCTACGTGGGCAACACCTGTAAAGGCAAGATGATGATGGCTACACATTGACTTAACAGGAATACCGCCTTGAAACACCATTCCGTTATATCCATTACTTGGAAATGATGTAACCTTAGGAGGTTCATCATAACAACCAGCAGCAAGGTCATTAACAAATGCCTTAGCTACTCTTAACGGTGTTCCAGTACTATTAGGGTCATTACGCCAGTCAAAACCAAGTGCATCAAGATATGCTTCATAAGCTTTAGCTGCATTTTCAATAATAACTTTCCTCTCTTCAGCAGAATGAGGATGATTTCCGTTAGCAAACTTTAATTTATACTCTTTTGTATATTCAGACATATACATATTATACTATCTATTTTCTTACTATCAACAATAAATATTAATAGTGAAATACGAATTAATCATTGAAAATAATTTAAAGAAAACAGATCTCAAGCGTGTTCGTATTAAGGTAGATCCAAGTCTTGTACATCAGGCTGAAGATTTATCACAATGCAATGGCTATGAAGGATATATCTTAGCAGAAACAGGTGATGTACCCAAAGTTCTTGTTATGAACCCTGATGGTGTATCGTCAGTTATGGATATACCGCAGCAATTCTTACAGATGTTGATGTCTGATGAAGAGTCTGAGACTTTACGTGCGTTTAAAGAGTATATTTGTAATATATGTAGTATTGATACTTCCACTCCAGAAGCTGAATTACTCTTAAATGCACCTGCTATTGAAGATGTCGAGTCTATTTTAAAAACTGTAGGTTTAACTGATGATGAGTTAAAAATTCTTTATAGAAATTTTATTTCTGACAATGATGGTACTGTAAATGAAGGTGTATTTACAAATTTACTTAATAAAGCTAAACAAGCAACTGCTGTAAAAATGATTGGTAAGCGTGTTGATGCAGCAAAAGCTAGCATAAAAGATCCAGGTGCTTGGTTAAGAGGTGCTGGTAAAATTGCTTCAGCTTATGGTGGTGCAAGAATTGGTGGAGCTTTACAGGGCCTAGGTCAAGAATATACAAATACCAAAAATAAAACAATACAGCAAGCATTTGACAATGCTAATCTCGATGTTAATAAATTTAGAAATTGGTTAATTAATCAACCTACTGATCTACCTAAGAAAATATCACCAACCACCGTAACAGATACTGCGACAAAGCGTGAATTACTAAACTTTGGTCGAGGAGGTTATAAGAATTATGGTATTTCTGATCTTACAAGCTCATTACAAGGTCATAAAGTAGATATGAACAAATTTAATAGTGATTTAAACAATTATATTAAATCATACGCTGAAGAGCCGAAAGCAAAAACAGTAATTAAGCCTGATGTACCTGAAACACCTACATCAGCTCCAACTCCCACAATAACAACTGGGCCTACTGCAAGAACTCCTGAGGGAAGCCCCGTACCTGGTCAATCTCGTTTCACAACAGCCGACGGTAAACGTTCTTACCTATTTACTAAAAGCGGTTGGAGTGTATTGGATCCAGCAAATAAAGGTAAATTACTTACCGATCCTGCTATTCAAAAGAATGCAAACGCACAAAGTAAAAATATTACTGCGCAATGGCAAAAAACATTAAAGATTGTACCAAAACCTGCGTCAGTACCGACTCCAACACCAGTTAAGTAACTTTATTATGCCATACAATATACGTAAAGTCAAGGGTGGATATAAAGTTTGTAAAAAAATCGGAAATAAGAAGTGTATGCCTGGAAAATCAGTAACAAGAGCTAAAGCTAAGGCTCGCATTTATGCTGCTCATATGAATGAAAATTTTAATGATACTGTAAATCGTATTTTAAAGACTTTAATTTAGAGAGTTGCTTTTTTTGTCTAGTGATTAAGTAATATAGAATATATAGAAAATACTGAGCATATCGAAGAAGAGGAGCCAAAGACAACTTCTATATTTTTTTCAATTTAAGTTGATTTACTAAAATATATCAGTTATAATAAAAATATATGAGTAATTATCAGTCAACTAAGCTTTTAGAGTTAGGTTCTTGTGCATTTAGACAATGGAGAGCTACATCACATTGTTCTAAGATTCACGGTTATCAATTACTTGCTAAATTTTATTTTGCTGCTTCATCATTAGATGAAAAAAACTGGGTAGTAGATTTTGCTAGTCTTAAAACATTAAAATCTATTCTTCAACATCAATTTGATCATACATTATGTGTAGCTCAAGATGATCCTTTATTAGAAACATTTCAATTGCTACATTCTCAAGGAGGTTGTGATCTTCGTATTATGGATTCTGTAGGTATTGAAAAAACTGCTGAGTTTTGTTTTAATGCTGCAACAAATTGGTTAAAAGAGAATTATGGTGAACGTTGTTGGGTAGAGAAAGTAGAAGTATTTGAGCATGAAGCTAATTCTGCCATTTATGTAAAACCAAATGTAATTACTCATTCATTTCAAATGCCAACATCATACGGTGGTGTAACACTTTTAAATGAAACAAAGGCAGTTAGTACAGTATCAACACCTGATGTCTCAATTCCTGCAACAACTGTAACAGCTGAGATTCCTTCTACAACAGAAACAAATGTTCAGCCAACAGAAACACCAACTTCTATTGAAATTGCTCTACTTCCTGATTTGCCTGCAGGACCAACAGGCGTAACTGTTGGTAGAGGTCAGGTAACCCAGGGATGGTCAAATCCATTTGGCGGTACAAGTTGGGGTGTCTAATGAACGCCGAGCATATGCAACAAATTTACGGCGGTGAGATAGGTGATTATCTTATACCTGTAAAAATTTTAAATAAAGAAAATACTTCAAGTTTAAACCCAGCTGGAGACATAACCAACATTTATACCTCTCAAGTTCAAAATAAAGGTTCTATTGATACGAGTAATCTATTAGTACCTAATATAAATCTTTCATCTCTAATTGATCAAAGACCACCCGATCCAATGCAGCAAATGCTTAATCAAACATTAACTAAAATTGCTCAAGAGGTAGGTTTAGAAGGTGAACTGAGCGTAAATTTTAAAAAGACACCTGAGCTTGTATTACCAAAAGATCAAACACCTGATGATATTAAACAAGCTCAGGATAGTATTGCTGCTGCTTTAGCTGAGCTAAAGGCTATGGGTGCTGTTTAACAGACATTGTTGTATACATAATGTCTTTAAAGACATGTGTAACATATCTACACAATGCAGAACGTACAATATGATCTTCCGTTAATTCCACACAATGTACACCATGTGTTTTAGCTTCTTCAGTATCAAAAGCTTTATATACAGCATTGAAACCTGATTTACCATACGGAAGATCCGATTGATCAGGATCACCACATATAATCATTTTACTAAACTCACCCATACGAGTTAAAAGTGTTTGAAGTTCACGGGTTGTTAAATTTTGACTTTCATCACAACAAATAAATTTTACAGCAAAGTGTAAACCACGTGCAAAGTTAATAGGACAGATTGTTATTCTATTATCTTTATGTAAACGATGAATTTGAGGTTGAATTATAAGCTCAGAAAATTTTTCATTAAAAGGTGTCATATAAACATTAACTTTTTCATTAATATCACCTGGAAGGTAACCAAGCTTTGAATCTGAACTTTCAACAGCTGAACGTACAAGTACAATATCTGATACTTTCTTCATATTAAGAAGCTGTAACCCAAGATACATAGAAAGAATTGTCTTAGATGTACCAGCAGGACCTTTAAGGATCATTAATTTTGTATCCTTATCTAAAAAAAGATTAATTATCTCTTTTTGCTTATCTGTCCAAGGGAGTTCTTTGACATTGAGAGTAAAATCAATTTTTTCTCTCTGAGCTACATATAGTGATGTGTCAGCTGGTTTTTCAACCGAACTAGCACCCGATGGTGGGGCTGTTTTCACAGCCTTCTTCTTTTTCATCTACAAATATTTAATCAATTTGAGCCTTGATTTACGTAGGTAAAGCAGTTAATATTATACTCAATATGATTGATATTAATACAGAGACATTATTTTTGTCTGACGATAAAGTGTTCTATACCATTGAAGGAGAAGGAGAATATGTAGGTGTTCCTTCTGTGTTTATGCGTATGTCAATGTGTAATTTAACGTGCATTGGTTTTGCTTCTGAGGATTCACCGAATGGATGTGATTCATTTATTTCTTGGTCGGTAAAAAATAAAATGAAATTTGTCGAAATTTTCCAACTTATGGAAGATAATAATTATATTGAACATCTTCGTAATAGAGCTATTTTAAAACTTACAGGTGGTGAACCAATTATTCAGGAAAAGCAATTGCTTAAATTTATTGCAGCGTTTCAAGAACGATATAATTTTATTCCACGTATTGATTTTGAAACAAATGCTACAATTATGCCTGATAATAAATGGCTTTCACCTTGTGATCATGTTGATGGATTATACAGTGCAACCTTTACTACATCTCCTAAACTTCGTTCAAATGGAGATCCAGAAGATAAAACATATAAACCTGAGGTTCTTAAATGGCATGTAAGAAATAAATCTGGATTTAAGTTCGTTATTAATAAAGCAGAAGACATTAATGAAATTTGGGAAAAGTATGTAGATGATAATCGTGGTATTAATGTGACTAGAAATCGTATTTGGTTTATGCCTTGTTGTGGTTCACGTGAAGAGCATGTTGAAAACGCTCCTGCAGTAGCTGAATATGCTAAAGCTATGCACGTTAACTTTAGTCCACGGTTACAACTTTTGATTTGGAATAAAGCCTTGAAAGTTTAGTATAACGATACTAAATAGTACAACATGAGAATTGCAATTGTAGGATCCGCTTGTCAAGGTAAAACAACTCTTGTCAATGATATTATTAAAACTTGGCCTGCTTACAAAGCTCATGAGTCTGGATATAGAAAAACTGTAAAAGAAAACAATCTTTTAATTAATAAAGAAACAAATAAAATTACACAAGAAACTATTTTAAAATGTCTCGTTGATGATTTAAAAAATTATTCACCAGGTGATAAAGTTTTATTTGATCGCTGTCCATTAGATAATATTGTTTACTCTCTTTGGGCTGAGGAAAAGAGTACTTCAGATATTACGGGAGAATTTATTAAAGAATGTATTCCTCTTGTTCAAGAGAGTATGCATAACATAGATATTATTTTTTATTTACCAATTACAAAAGCAGCTCCAGTTATTCCTATTCCAAGGGAAAATCGAGAAGTAGATTATAATTTTATTGCTGAAATTGATAATATTTTTAAGGCTATATCACATCAATATTATAGAACTGGAGCTTCTCCATTCTTCCCTAAAGAAGATAGACCGCCAATTATTGAAATTTTTGGTACACCTGAAGAGCGTATTGAGATGATTAGACTTTATCTTGATGATAGTGGTGATTTAGTTAATGATGAAAATAGTGTTTTAAATACAGAAAATTTAGATCTTATTGAAAAATTGTTAGCAGATCATAAAGAAATTAAAATTGAAGATGAAGAGTGGGAGAAATTTAAAGGTAATATAATTGTTCCGCCGCCTAAATAATGGTGTGGATAGTTTTAATAAACAATTTAAATTAATTTTAGAAGATTTGGAAATGCCAAATCGTATTGATGTACGTAAGCGTATTTTTTATCCAAAAAAACTTAGAGGTATGCTTTCAAAAGAATTTATTGAATGCTTTAAAGCTGAACGCAAACGCCTTATTGAAGATAATGGAATGAGCGCTAAACAAGTTAATCAAGGAATAGCTAAAGCGCTATTATTTTTCCATTCACGTTTTTAATTACGCAATAACAGTTAAAGGTATAACTATATTTAAAATCCAATATACTGTAACATCTACAGATTGAGATACTCCAATATTAACTTCAAAAGTTAATCCATCATTTATACCTGAAGAGCTTGTGTATGTTCTAATTGTATTAGGTGTAATTATTGGAGTAACATTATATGGTATATTAACTGTACCAGTTATAGTGCTACTATTAACTAAATTATTAAAATCAGATCCTGTCAATACATTAAGAATAGAACTATTACTCCCCGGTTCAAAACCACCAGATAAATATGCAAGTTGGGATAATGCCGATAGTGCTGAAAGAGTGCTAGGAGATAATATTGATGTTATTAAAACACTACTTAAAGTAGGTACAAAATCAGAAGTTAAACTTATATGAGCCGGAGTAATTTGTCCATTGGCATAACTCTGCGGCGGTGATTTAAAGAATGAATCAACAAAAATTTCAGCCGTTGTACTACCAGCCGGTATAAGAATATTTCCATACCCTTGTATTACAGTTGAAACACCATAACCTTTTAAGATACTACTAACATAAAGTGGTATATCCTGACTATAGAGCTGTAAATAAGTAGGATCTTGTTGTACATTAGAAGTAGCGCTTAGAATAAGACCATTTTGTATTGAAAATTGATTATAAAATCCAGTCGGTAAAGTAGTACCGGGACCGGCTGGAGTTGTAAAGTTACCTGCAGTAATAGAATTAACTAACAATGTATTCAAAATAGAACTCTTACCGGATAAAACACCAGTTACAGTAGCATTTCCAGATACATCAGTTTTTACAACATTAAAATTATCGAATGTAATAGTCTGAGTACCGTTTGTAGTTTGTAAAACTAACAAATCAGAACCTACAGCAAGTTGTGATTTAGGGAGATTTACAATATTAACTGTATTACTATTGGTAGGTGTAATTGCCATTTAAAATATTTATGTTAAAATACATAATTACAACTATGGATGCTAAAATTGGAGTAGGAATAATTACCTGTAATAGACCTCAGTATTTAAAAGGTCTTTTAGATTCTATTCCTCAAGACAGTAATATCAGTGAATTAATTGTTATTAATGATGGTACACCGTTAAGTGAGGATCTTCCATATGTTGGTAAGGATTATGATTTTAGCCATGTAGCTTGGATTCAAAATAAAGAAAATCTTGGTGTTGGTAAATCAAAAAACAAAGCTTTAAAATATCTTTTTAATAAAGGCTGTGATTATCTCTTTCTTATAGAGGACGATATGATTATCCTTGATCCTACAGTGTTTAAACAGTATATTGATGCATATAAAGTATCTGGTATTCAGCATTTTAATTATGGTCCCGGATCACCTTTTAACCGTAAACAAACTATTAAAAACTTTGATTTACATAACCGTCATCTATTGAATCAAGATACAGAACCAAATCCAAAGCTTATACTAGATTATAAGACTTGTAAAATTGCATTATATGAGCATACTGTTGCTATGTTTTCTTTTTTTACAAGAGAGGTTATAGAAAAAGTAGGTTATATTGATGAACAATTTTATAATGCTTGGGAACATGTAGATCATACATATTGTATTATTAAAGCAGGTTATCATCCTCCATTTTGGTGGTTTGCTGATTTAGCTAACAGTCATGAATTACTTACAGAGGCCCCAGGTGCTATTGATAATTCATCTATTGCAAATAAATCTGAACAGTGGGAGAAAAATGTTTATGGAGGTAGAGAATTATACCTTAAAAAACATGGTCACTATCCAAATCAACCACCTTATATTAGTGAAACACAAGTAATAGAAACAGTAAAACAAATAAAAAATGATATTAGAAGAAAATAAACTCGATAGTCAAGACGTAAGAGAGTTTGAAGAACTCTTAAAAGAATACGTTAAGATAAACCCATCAAAAATAATAGAAATCGGCTCCATGTATGGTTGGTCATTGCAGCATTTTATACACTACGGAGCTGATGAGTCTACCGTACTAGCAATTGATCTGCCTGTTAGAATGTTTGTTGGTCCTACAGATTGGAGAGTAGCTATACAGGAAGATAATTATAAAAATGTTTGGCCTAAATGGGCAAAAGCTAAAAAGAGTAAACTTTATTTAATTCCTGATGCTTCTCAAAAAGATTCTACAGTTAAGCAAACTAAAGAAATTTTTAATAATGAACAAATTGATTTTTTATTCATTGATGGTGATCATCGCTATGAAGCCATTAAACAGGACTTTATTTTATACTCACCTTTAGTCCGTAAAGGGGGTATTGTAGCATTTCATGATATTGGTGAACGTGAAGAAGGTGGAGGTGCTAAATTTTGGAAAGAAATAAAAAATAATTATACACATAAAGAAATTTTAATAAATGAAAAAAAAGAAAAAGGTATAGGAGTGTTATATGTTTAAAAAAATTGCTGTAGGTACAAATTTATTTGGTAGCAATAAAGCACAAGATTTAGCATCTGAAAGTTTAATCAAATGTAAAGCTAAATTTCCAGATAATATAGATCTGTTTAATATTCAGTTTGAAAATGGTAAAGATCTTACCGAGCATCCTGATTTTAAAACATTACGTTGTTTAAAACGAACAAGTAAGGCAGTTTGTAACGGTAAGCGTGAATTGCCTATTGTGCGCGATATGTTTGATGAATTAGCAAATCTTGGATATGATTATTTTTGTTTTGTTAATTCTGATATAATTGTTACACCTAAATTTTTTACGGAAATATTTGATAATGATCACACCGCATACATCGGTTCAAGATTAGCTATAGAAGGTGAAATTAATGATTTAAATTTTTCAATTAAACTTAATGATCCAACATCATCGCCTGTTAGAAATAGTCATTATCAAGTTTCAGGATTTGATACATTTACAATTAATACAGAATGGTGGAATAAAAACCGTGAATTGTTTCCAGAATACGTATATGCAGTTGTGTATTGGGATACACATTACGCTACAATTTTGCTTAAAAATACTGATACTTTTATGCAAAATAAAACACCTACCTTGTTTCATATTATACATGAAGATAGATCTTCAGCACCTGGAGTTGAATTTACTTATAATCAAAGCACATTTGCAGAAAAACATACAAAAGACTTTAATGATTGGCACCAATACTTTTTTAGTGTTTTAGTAAAAAGAGGGGAACATAATAACTTTTTATATCCTGCTATAAACGAAGTTGCATTACAAAAGATATATTTTAAACTCTAAAACATGATTGTACAAACAACAATGACAAAGAATGAATGTTTCCTTTTAAAGGAAATGTTACCTATCTGGACAAAATATGCTGATGGATTTGTATTTTATGATGATGGATCAGAAGACGATACATTAGAATTTTTAACAGCAAATAAAGAAAAATACAATATATTACATATTTTTTCTAAAAATACAAGACATAATGTTGAAGAAGAACTTTGGATGGAGACAGATAATAGACAAATAATCTTTGATAAAGCATACGAATATACAGGTAATATTACATGTTTAGATTCTGATGAATATTTTGATGGTCGTTGGACAAAAGATCAGCTTGAATTATTTCTTGAGCAAAATAAAAACAATCTTTATTATCTACACTGGGCTCAATATACCGGTAAAAATGAACTTCGTGTAGATACAATGTGGAGATCAAATTTTACCGATCGTATTGGAAGTTATTCAGAAAAAACACAACACAAAAAAACTCAAATGCATTCGCTACATTTGCCAAATCCCGGTAATATTAATAGCATTGATCCAAATAATTTATTTATAGCACATCTTCAGTGGATGGATAAACGTGCAGTTGGTGTAAAGCAATATTATTGGAAAGTTTTAAATTATGTTGATCATAAATTACACGGAGTAGAAGTATGCGGTAAAGAGGCATACGATAATTCTGTTAACAATTTTGCATGGGAATATAGTTATTTTCCATACGATCTTAAAGTACGTTTAGATGTTTTTAGTTCACAAGATATGAAACAAAATTTAAAACTTAAGACAATTGTTGAATATACAAATAAATATGATGTACCTAATTTAGGTGATTGGAATATGGGCATTTATGATTATGCTAAAAAACAAAATTTACGTTGAGTTTATATAGCTATTACATTATAATAATTTTATTATATGCAAGATAAAAAAGACTTAATATTATCACTTGTTCAAGAATTAATTAACGAAGAAATTAGTAAAAAAACATGGCGTCCTGGACAGGATTGGGTTCAATATGCAGGACCTTATTTTGATTCTAATGAATATGTAAAATCTATTGAAACCTTATTAGCGGGTTGGCTTGTCTTAGGTCAACAGGGAATTAAATTTGAAAATACCTTTCCAAAATTACTCAATAAAGATTTTGGTATACTAACAAATAGCGGTAGTAGCTCTAATTTAATAATGATGTCAGCTCTTAAATCAAAGAGACTTTATAATCTACCAAAAGGTACAAAAGTTATTACACCTATTGCAGGTTTTCCCACTACGATAAATCCAATCTTTCAATGTGAGTTTGAACCTGCGTTTGTTGATATTGATATTGATACATTAAATCTCAATCTTGAACAAGTTGAAAATCAAGCTAAACTCGGAGCTAAAGTAATAACATTTGCACATGTGCTCGGTAATCCACCGAACATGGATGAACTAATGAGAATTATTAAACAATATAATTTAATTTTATTAGAAGATTGTTGTGATGCATTAGGCTCTACATATGATGACAAGCCATTAGGTAGTTTTGGTGAATTTGCAAGTTGTTCTTTCTATCCTGCACACCACATTACAATGGGTGAGGGTGGATTTATTGCTTGCAATACACATCAACAAGAAATTATTATTCGTAGTTTTAGAGAATGGGGTAGAGGTTGCTATTGTGTAGGTAAAAAAGCAGGGTTACTTAAAAATGGATCATGCGGTAATAGATTTTCAAATTGGTTGCCATCTATTCCAGATGAAATCTTTGATCACAAATACGTATATGATGAGATTGGGTACAATCTTAAACCAATTGAAGTTCAAGCAGCAATGGGACTTGAGCAAATGAAAAAATTACCTCTTATAACTGAAAAACGTAGACATAATCATGCTAAACTTTGTAGTATATTTAAAAAATATGAAGAGTATTTTGTTATACCAGAAGCTACAGATAAGAGTGTACCAAGCTGGTTTGCATTTGCGCTTACACTTCGCGATAAAGCACCGTTTAAACGTACAAATATAGTACAATTTTTAGAATCAAATAAAATTCAAACTAGACCGTATTTTGCAGGCAATATAATGTTACAACCAGCTTATGAAGGTATTATGAATACAGAAGATGTCATTAAAAATTATCCAAATGCAAGAAAAGTTACAACAGATACATTTTTTCTTGGTACAAGTCCTGTTATAACAGATGAACAATTACAATATATCGACGAGACTGTTGAAAAATTCTTTAAACAATAATGTCTAAAATTGATTTAACAAATATAACACTTTGGTGTCTAAACGGTGTCGATCCTGCAGCCGGCGTACGAGCACTACGTTATAGCATGAAAGATATACAATTTAAACGAAGTATATTATTTTCACATATTGAGCCTAATAATTTGACTCAAGATATTGAATTTGTAAAAATTGATAATATGGATCATAATCTTTCAAGTTATTTTTCAATGAAAGGTATTCATCCATATATTGATACTGAATATAGTCTTTCTATACATGATGACGGTTTTGTAATTAATCCTCATTTATGGGACCCTACATGGTTAGATTATGATTATATAGGTGCACCATGGGCAGTTGGACATGTTCATCGTGTTGGTAACGGTGGTTTTTGTTTAAAAAGTAAAAAATTTATAGATATATGTCAAACAATACCGTGGAATGGTGAACATGATGACACACATACATGTATGACATATCATGATTATTTTGTTTCACAGGGTTGTAAATTTGCACCTGTTGAAGTAGCAATGAAATTTTCACTTGAGTCAAAAATTCCAGAGTGTGAATATAATTTAGATAATTGTTTTGGTTTTCACGGAAGAGGAGAAGTTGCTTACGTCTTTCAAGACGGTGGACAGCAGTTTAAAGACAAGATTAAACTGCTTGATATTTTTAAATAAAAACATTACATATAGTATAATAAATGGCACCAAAATTACAAATTAATTTATTTACTTGTAGTCAAAAAGCGCATCGATTGCCTTTTATGATTAGAATGATTGAAGAAATAAAACAAGCAAAACATAAAGCTAATTTTATTTTATATGTTTATGCAGAAGCTGCATCTATTAATAGTCTTAATACATATTTTACCAATAACAAACCTGGCTTTAAAGTAGGACTTATACAGTTAAATACACCAAGTTATCAAGAAAAAATTAATATTGCACATAAAAGTGAATGTGAATATTCATGTAAATTAGATGATGATGTTTTAATGAGCAGACATGTTTGGGATTTTGCTTATGAAAATTTAAATAAAATTACAAAATTAAATCCAATAATAGCGCCTATATTTACAAATGGAATCCCATCTGCAGATTATTTTGTTGAAGATTTTTTAACAGGCAATGATATTAATCAAGCACATACATTTTTCTTAACCGATCCTATAGCAGATACGCAATGGGGTCTTGATTATACCGGTATTAATCAAAAAATACAAAGTATGTCGATATGGAATGCTAAAGAATATTGGAATGCGGTTAATTTAATAGATACTAAATGGGAAACAAATAATGTTCCATGGTATTATTTTATGGTTCGAGGTGTTCACCCTGCAAGATATTCAAAAAAATATAATATATTTATTGCAAATAAAATAATTGAAAATAAAAATAAATTTTTTGATAAGCAGGTCTATAAATTAGAAGCTAACTATGCTCCTTATTTTTGTAATAACCTCTTTATATGTAAAACACAATTCTGGCGCGATACATATAAATTATTTAATGATGGTTGGGATGAGGGACAATTAACCCTACAAATGAGACTTGATAACTCATCACCGTTGTATATTAGAAACGGCTATGCTATTCACATGGCATACGGTATGACACGTGGTCAACAAGAAATTGAATCATACTATATACAAAATTTTGGACAAAAAATATGAAATATATAATTATTAAAAACAATGGAAGCTGTGGTATCTGCGGTTATATTTGGCAAGTACTACGTGCAATATACCATTATCCGGGTCGGCAGTACTACATAAATTTTAACGAAAATTGTCAGTATAATGATCCTGCGATTACACATACAGAGAATGTATGGGAGTATTATTTTAAACAACCTAATAATAATGATTACCCATCAGAAGTATTAATAGAAACTACTATAACTGATATTATAGATGTACCAGAAAGTGAATTTCGTGATGTGTTTATGATTAATCCTACAGAGGAATATATTAAAAATCGAAGACACGAATATAATAAAATAATAAACGAAAATATTCAACTATTACCAGATATTACCGAAAAAATTAAAAATTTTACTGAAAAATACTTTACAGGTAAAAAAGTATTAGGAGTACATTTTCGTGGAACTGATCATCCTGATAAAAAAAATATATTTGATTATTTTCAAACTATTAAAGACAAAGCTGCAGCATATGATGTTATATTTTGTGCATCTGATGAAGATCATCGATTACAGGCTCTTAAAACAGTTTTTGGAAATAAAGTCGTTTATTATAATAGTATTCGAAGCGAATCAGCAGAGCCGCTACACTATAGCAATACTCCAAAATTTAAAATTGGTGAAGATGTTATTATTGAAGCATATCTTATGTCAAAGACTGACTTTTTATTCTGTTGTGGTAATTCAAATGTTAATTATTTTGCACGTGCAATAAATCCTGAATTGCCATCACAAGCTTTATGAGTAATTTGATATCAGTATTTGGATCAACCGGTTTTATTGGTAAACGTTTTTGTAAAATATACGAAAATAAAACTATTAAAATTGATCGAAATGATTATAAACCACAGTCAGATAATATTTTATATCTAATAAGCACTGTAGATAATTATAATGTACATAATAATTTACATATTGATATTGATACTAATTTGACTGTATTAATGAACGTATTGGATAATATAAAGCATAATACATCAGCTACTTTTAATTTTATTAGTTCATGGTTTGTATATGGTCAAAATCATGAAATTCCATTTAGAGAAGATTATTCAAAATGTAATCCAACAGGTTTTTACTCTATAACAAAACTTTGTGCTGAACAACTAATAATTTCATTTTGTGAAACATATAATATTAAATATAGGATATTTAGATTAGCTAATGTAATCGGTGAGGGTGATTTTAAAATTTCTAAAAAGAAAAATGCTTTACAATTTTTAATTAAAGAAATTGTACATAATAGAGATGTGCCATTGTACTACGGTGGTGAAGTTTTAAGAGATTACATTTATGTTGACGATGTTTGTAACGCAATTAAGCTTTGTATTGACTCGGCTCCAATTAACCAGATAATAAACATAGGTAGTGGACAACCATATAGATTTCTTGATATTATTAATACCGCTATTGATTATTCAAATTCAAAATCTGTTATACAACATATTGAACCAACAAATTTTCATAATATTGTTCAAGTAAGACATTCATATCTTGATATAAGCAAGTTATTATCATATGGGTTTAAATTAAAGTATGATATAAAGAGTATAGTTGAACGGCTTGTTAACTTTTATAAAAATGAATTATCAAAATGAAAAATGTAATCTTTATACATGCAGGTAATCTTATACACGATAAACACGGACACCCAAATTTTGATAGATGTCAAAATATTTTAAACGAAATTGCAAAATATATTTTAGACTCAAAAATATATGAAGATGTTGATTCAATTAATGTAGAGTTAGTAGGTGATAGAGATATTACCTTTAATGTACCTAAAGCTACAATTAATTATAATGGTATAGATGTACAGCAGTGGGAATTTCCAACATTACATAAAATCATTAATCACGCAAG